GGCGATCGACCTAAGCTCTGACGACGAGGTTGACGGGATACTTGGCCTGAATAGCGGCGGCACTGCCCGCAGCATTGTGGCCACTCCTGGCGCCGTGGTGTGGTCTGGGGCCGATGGCCTTTATGTAAGTGCTGTTGGTGCGGCTGGTCAGGTTTTGGTTTCTGGCGGCACTGGAGCGCCCACCTGGGGCTCTGCGCTGATTGTATCTGATCAGGCTGCAAATGTGGTCTATGCTGGGCCGACAAACGGGCCTGATGCTCCCACGTCCTTCCGGCTTTTGGTCACTGATGACCTGCCATCCTCGGGCGTTGTCGCGGCAACGTATGGCGCGGCGGCGACGGTTCCGGTCTTCACGGTAAACGCCAAGGGGCAGATTACGGCGGTCACTAACACGTCAATTGCCATTGACGCCTCTCAGATTACGGCCGGCACTCTTGCTGTGGCTCGGGGGGGCACTGGCGCTGCGACGCTTACTGGCTACCTTAAGGGCAATGGAACCAGTGCATTTACTGGCTCTGCGACCATTCCAAATACGGACATCACTGGCCTCGGCACGATGTCTACGCAGAATGCGTCTTCCGTCGCGATTACCGGCGGTACCTTAAACGGTACGACAATCGGCGCGACCACGCCGGCTGCGGGTACGTTTACCTCTGTTGGGATGACGAGCGGCACGATTACGACTGCGCCATCTTCCGGCAATGACATCGTCAATAAGACCTATGCCGATTCTATTGCGACGGGCATCAATTTTCATCAGTCTTGCCGTTTGGCGACGACTGCCGCGCTTCCGAGCAATACTTACAACAATGGCGTTTCTGGGGTTGGCGCGACGCTTACTGCGACGGCGAATGGCGCCCTGTCGGTTGACAGTACCGCAGTGGCGGCGACCAATCGTATCTTGGTCAAGAACCAAGTCAATCAAGCCCACAATGGCGTTTATGTCGTCACCCAAACTGGCAGCGCGGGTTCGCCGTTTATTCTGACCAGGGCGACTGATTTTGACACTGCCGGGTCTGGCGTTGATCAGATTGATGCTGGCGACTTCTTCCTGATTACTGCCGGATCTACTCTGGCCAATACTTCTTGGGTGCAGCAGACGCCGCTGCCCATTACGGTTGGCACGACGGGGATTGTGTTTTCTCAGTTTGGCGCGCCGCTGACTTATTCTGCCGGCACGGGCCTGACTGAGTCGCCGGCATACACGTTCAACATTGCCAATACTGGCGTTGTCTCTGGCAGTTATGGCGGCGCGGCGACTGCCATGACGCTGAGCATCAATGCCCAGGGGCAGATTACTAGCGCCACAGACGTTTCAATTGCAATCAATGGCAACCAGATTACGTCTGGCACTGTCGGGTCTGCCTACATCAGCGGATCTTACACGGGCATCACAGGTGTTGGGACGCTGACCACACCCACGGTCATCTCTGTTAATTCTTCTTCTGACGGCCTTCGCATCACCCAGACAGGCGCTGGTAATGCGCTGGTGGTTGAGGATAGCACTAATCCTGATGCTACGCCGTTTGTGGTGAACGCCGCAGGCACCCTTTTGGCTGGGTATACAACACCTCTTGCGCTTGATGGAAAAATTCAGGTTCCTGTTGGTGGTACCGCTCTTTCAGCGATAACCACTAATGCTGGTTCAACTTCTGCGCGCAGCCATTGGCGACTTGGTGTTTCTGATGTTGAGGTGGGTGCTATTGGTACTGTTGGAACGTCTATGACGTTTCTTACAAATGCTGTCACCCGTATAAATATCAATGAAAACGGCAATACCACTATTACGGCGGTTGGAACCGGCGGCGTTAATGGCACAGCCTTAGCTGTTGTCGGAACAAATCTTTCCGGAGCTACAACAAATGTCGGTGTGTCTGTTACGCCCACCTTTGGTTTAGGAGCAACGGTTCGCGGCATTGGTGTTCAGTCAACGATGAATACCGAAGCTGGCGGCGCTGGTCTTTACACAGCAGCCAAATTCCGAGCCATTCAAGGGACGCTATCTACCGCTGTTACAAACCAATATGGCTATTGGGCTGATAGCACTCTTATTGGTGCAACTAACAATTATGGCTTTTATTCCGACATAGCTTCCGGCACCGGGCGGTGGAATTTTTATGCTGCTGGCACTGCCGACAATTACTTTGGTGGCAACGTAGGAATCGGCACATCTTCACTAGCCGGATACAACCTTCGTGTCAGTAAATCGCTTACAGGAGCCGTGACAAGTCGCGCTCTTTTAGTTCAGCCAACGGTGCAATCTGATGTAACGACTGCTGCTTATACATTTCAAAGTATCGCCACAACGGCGGCTGCTTCATTCACGCTGCCTGCTTTGTTCCATTACGCTGCGGATCAAGGGACATTCGGCGCTGGTTCTACTGTAACAAATCAATACGGGTTTCTTTCTTCTTCTGGCCTTATTGGCGCAACAACTAATTTTGCGTTTGTGGCAGATAACACAGCCGCAGTAACTACCGGGAAAACAGCTTACGGGTTTTATTCCGCAGTAAATACAGCGACAGGTGGCGGCACGACTTGGGGCTTTTATGCCGCTGGCACTGCCGCTAATTACTTTGCTGGCAACGTGGGGATTGGAACAACAACCCCAAGTTCAAAGCTTCAAGTTAGCGGCACGGTCACGGCGACTGCATATGCCGGCATTGATGGGGGCACATTCTGATGATTGATGAAATGGTTGCTCTTCAACTGAAAACCCAGTACAAATCAGGGAACCTGAGGTAAGCCATGGCACAGACTGGTTACACCCCAATCCAGTTGTATCGCACGACAACTGCGAGTGCGACGCCTACTGCTGGCAATTTGGCGGCCGGCGAGCTTGCCATCAATACGACTGACGAGAAGCTTTACTTCAAGAATGCCGGCGGCACGGTAAAGCTTCTTGCGGCTAATATTACTCCTGCAGAAAATGGCGGAACGGGCCAATCGTCTTACACGGTTGGTGATTTGCTTTATGCGAGCGGATCTACCACGCTATCTAAGTTGGCCGACGTTGCGACTGGGAATGCCCTCATTTCCGGCGGCGTTGGCGTGGCGCCCTCTTGGGGTAAGGTTGGCCTAACGACGCACGTCAGTGGCACGCTGCCTGTCGCCAATGGCGGCACTGGCACTGCCACGGCCTTTACCTCTGGGTCTGTTGTCTTCGCTGGCGCCAGTGGCGTTTACAGCCAAGACAATTCCAATCTTTTTTGGGACAACACAAATAATCGCCTGGGCGTTCGCACGGCGACCCCTGCGGTATCTTTGGCGGTTTCTGCGACTGACGCTATCCTGGTGCCTGTGGGAACCACCGCGGAGCGTCCTACGGGCGCCACGGGCTATTTGCGGTTCAACAGTAGCACCACAAGCTTTGAGGGCTACAATGGCACCGCATGGGGCTCCATTGGCGGTGGCGCGACGGGTGGCGGCACGGATCAGGTGTTCTATCTGAATGGTCAGACCGTGAATACCAGTTATTCAATTCCTGCCGGCCAGAATGCCGGTTCGTTTGGCCCAATCACTGTGGCGAGCGGCGCGACTGTGACCGTTCCTTCAGGCTCAACTTGGACGGTGGTGTGATATGCCCGTAAAGCTCAACTCCACAGGTGGTGGTTCCACTACTCTTTCTGCGCCGAACACTGCGAGCGACTTCAATTTAACCTTCCCGTCTTCCAATGGGTCGAGCGGTCAGTTTCTTTCGACTGATGGGGCTGGTGCTCTTTCTTGGGCAACTGTTTCTGTCACAGGAACCCTCAAGAACGTCCAGGTCTTTACCTCATCCGGCACCTACACCCGCACCAGCGGCGTTACCACGGCGGTTGTGATTGCGGTTGGAGGCGGCGGCGGGGGTGGCACTTATAGTGCTAGTGGTTCAAGCGGGGGCAACACATCATTTGGCTCACACGTTACTGCAAACGGCGGTGGCGGTGGCGTTCTTTCAAATACCGCAGGAACTGGTGGATATGGCGGCACTGGTGGAACGGGTGGCTCAGGGGCATTGATCGCCATTCCTGGGCAGGCTGGCGTCAATGCTGACTCAAATAGCATGGGTGGTGTGGGTGGCGGTCCAGGCGGTGGGCGGGGGGCAAATAGCCTTGCTGCGTCAACGAATGGCTCTCGTGGCGGCGGCGGCGGTGGTGGTGCTGTTTCTAACTACGGCGGTGGCGGTGGTCAGGGCGAAACCTGTATTGATTATATAACGACAGTTGGGGCTACCGAAACGGTCACAATTGGCTCTGGCGGAACTGCTGCTTCAGGCGCGGGTACTGGCGGCGCTGGCTACATCATCGTGTATGAGTACAGTTAAGGAGTTAAGGATATGCCTATCACCATCTCAGGTTCCACGGGTATCGCGGGCGTTGACGGCTCTGCTGGCACCCCGGCTGTGCAAGGCACCGACACGAATACGGGGATATTCTTCCCCGCCGCCGATACGGTGGCGATTTCTGCTGCTGGCACAGAGGATTTCCGCATTGGCCCTGCCGGGCAGATTGGGCTTCAAGGCGCAAACTACGGCACCTCCGGTCAGGTATTGACCTCCAATGGTTCTGCCGCTGCGCCTTCTTGGCAAACTGCATCTTCAACAGGCACTCTCAAAAACGTCCAGGTCTTCACCTCATCCGGCACCTACACGCGCACCAGTGGCGTCACCACGGCGGTTGTAGTGGCTCGTGGTGGTGGTGGTGGTGGTGGTGGTGAAATTACCGCTGGAGGTGCTGGCGGGACAACCTCTTTTGGTTCGCATGTTTCTGCTGCTGGTGGTTCTGCCGGTGGTAGAAATTCTGGGGGAGGTGCTGGAGGAACCGGCGGCACAGGAGCTACTATTGCTCTTAAAGGGCAAGGTGGTGGTAGTGGTGGGTATGCATCGGGAATTTGTAGTACATCTATTGGAGTTTCTGGACTAGGCGGTGGTCAAGGCGGCGGGCAGAGCGTTGGATATGGTGGGGTTGGAGTTGCAGGTGTTCGCGGTGGCGGTGGATCAGGTGGGGGGACAGTAGTCCTTAGTGGCGGCGGTGGTCAGGGCGAAACTGCCATCAAATACACCACGACTGTAGGCTCTACAGAAACAGTAACGATTGGTGCTGGTGGAACAGCAGGCATTGGCCCCCCGGCTGGCGGTGCTGGCGGCGCTGGTTTCATCATCGTGTATGAGTATAGCTAATGCTACTCTCTATGCTTGCGCCTCCTGGCGCTCCATCACCAGAGGAATTGATCAAGTTTTATATGGAGAAGAAAGTCATGAATTACGCAATGGTGCAGAATGGCGTGATCGTGAATGTCGTTGATTGGGATGGCGTCACGCCATACACGCCGCCTGAAGGGTGCGAATTGCATCAGTGGGATGGCCCAATGAACATTGGCTGGCTGTGGGTTGACGGAGCGCCTGTTGACCCAAATCCGCCTGCGCCAGAGCCTGAAGCTCCTGCGGCACCATCAGAAGGCCCCACGGTGATCTGATGCTTCAAACAAAGTCCATCGCCCTCGGAAGATTGACCGGAGCTATCTACGACTTTCCGGTGAGTGGCGATGTGCTGCCCATGCACCAGCATAGCGAGGGCGATGTGCATATTACTGTGGTTGCGCGGGGCAGCTTCAAGGCGCACGGCAATGGCTGGGAGCGGGTTTTGAAGGCGGGTGATGTGGCTGATTGGAAGCCGAATGATCCGCATGAATTTGTTGCGCTTGAGGATAACTCGCGCATCGTGAACATTGTGAAGGGATAAGCCATGTCCACTGTATCGGCTACGAACCTCAAGCACGCATCCTCCGCCAGCAATAACATTGTGCTGGATGCCAGTGGCAATACTGCAATCAGCGGGTCAGCTACTGTCGGCGGTGTGGCTGTTGTCACGACCACTGGAACGCAGACGCTTACCAATAAGACGCTGACAAGCCCGGTTATTACTGGCGCTTCTGTGTCATCTATGGCGAGCAGCGTTATTACTTCCGGCACTTCGCAAGCCAGCACCAGCGGTACGTCCATTGACTTTACTGGAATCCCGTCTTGGGTAAAACGCATCACGATTATGTTTAATGGCGTCAGCACGGGCGGCACGAGTATCAAGCAAATCCAGCTTGGGGACTCTGGTGGGGTTGAAACGACAGGTTATTTAGGTACATCGGTTGCATTAATTGATGCCATCGCAGTTAATGCGGCAATAATTGCAACAGGTTTTGGTATCCGATCTGGGCTTGCCGCTGACACGTTAAATGGTGCCGTGGTTATCACAAACCTCACAAACAATACTTGGGTCGCCCAAGGCGCGCTTACTGATTCTTCGCGCGGCGCCGGGTATCTTGTGGGCGGCGCTAAAGCATTATCCGCTACTCTTGACCGTGTTCGCATCACAACTGTCAATGGAACCGATGCGTTTGACGCCGGGTCCATCAACATCCTGTACGAGTGAGCATCAAAATGAAGCTTGAACTCACCATCACCGAAATCAATGCGGTGCTGCAGGCGCTGGGCAACATGCCCTACGCTCAGGTGTTTGAGCTCGTAGAGAAAATCCGCGCCCAGGCAAAAGAGCAGCTGGAAGAGCCTGCCCAAAAGTGACGAGATGGAACTTCCCAAGCTCACTCCGGTAATTCAATTTGCAACAGCCAGCTTTGCACTGGCCGTTGGCGGCTACACGGCCGGCGAAAAGTTTGGCTGGTTCAAGAATGAAATCATCGCCTGGGCGCCAGAGCATTTCAGAATTGTCGATACCAAGATTGGGCAGCCCGTTACGGTAACAGTGGCGCGGATCAAAAAGCGCGACGACTGTTCTGTGGAAAACTTTGAGGTGACCATTCGCGACGGGGCTGGCGTAATCCATCAAGCGGCACCAAGCATGACGCGGTTTACCGGCCCCGCAGGGCCAGAGATAGACACGTTCACCTACCTGCTGAACATCTCCGACAAGGAGACTATTTCCCCAGGCCGGGCGACGCTCTTGGCCACCATCAAATACAAATGCCCGGAGGGTGAGCGCACTGTCACCTACCCTCGGCACCAGAACCTGACCTTCATGCTGGAGAAGTGACATGGACGGCCTTCTCAACCTCGTGCGCACGGTTGCGCCCAGCATCGCCAGCGCCGTTGGGGGGCCTTTGGCCGGCATGGCCACCAGGGCGATTTCCGAGGCACTGCTGGGCAAGCCAGACGGCACTGAGCAGGAGCTTGCCGAGGCCGCAGCCAAGGCCACCCCAGATCAGTTGCTGGCCCTCAAGCAGGCCGAGAATGCCTTTGCGGAGCGCATGCGCGAGCTAGACATTGATCTGGAGCGTATTGCCAATGAGGACCGCGCCAGCGCGCGGAACCGGGAAGTGGCCGCCAAGGACTGGACCCCGCGTGTCCTAGCCGGGTTGGTTACGGGTGGCTATTTTGGGGTGCTGTTTTATATGTTGATCAATGGCCTTCCAACGCACGGCGGGTCTGAGGCCATGTTGGTGATGCTTGGCACTTTGGGAACGGCCTGGGGTGGCATTATGGCATACTATTTTGGCTCCTCCGCCGGCAGTAAAGAGAAAACAGACGCGATGAATAGGATGGCTCGCAGATGAGTGAATTGTTCCCCAAGGTTCTCAAGTCTGTTCTGAAGCACGAGGGGCTGTGGAGCGACCACAAGGATGATCCCGGCGGCGCGACTATGAAGGGCGTGACGCTCCAGACGTATTCCGACTGGCTCGGGCGGCCGGCAAGCAAAGATGAATTGCGCAACATCCCAGATGACCACTTGGAGGCCATCTACCGCAAGGGATATTGGGCCAAGATCCGAGGCGATGAGCTTGCCGAGATCTCGCCTGGGCTTGCGGCGTGCGCTTTTGACTTTGCGGTGAACAGTGGCCCAGGCCGGGCTGCCAAGGCCCTCCAGAGCCTTTGTGGGGCGGTTACGGATGGCGCGATTGGGCCCAACAGCCTGAAGCAGATAAAGGCCTGGGTCGGGATCCTTGGCCATAAAAGCGCAATTGAGGCCTTCCAGGCGTTTCGCCAGCATTACTTGGAGAGCCTGGACACCTTCGCTACTTTTGGCCGGGGTTGGACCCGGCGCGTTGCTGAAGTGCGGGAAGAGGCCCTCAAATTGTCTGCGGGGGCCTGAATATTCTCGGCAGTAAATTGCCTTGCCTTAGCTATGAGGCAGGGGCTATATTTGAAAAACGGCGCAAGCTGAAGCAGCTGCGGAGAGTAAATCCGGCGGAGTCAGCATGGCGTATGTAATGACCTACGACAGTTTGCTGGTCGATCTGCGACGTTATCTTGAGCGTGGCTTTACGCAGGAAAGCGACCAGATTGTCTACGACCAGTTGCCTCGCCTTATCACATTGGGCGAGCGTCGGATTGCGCGCGAGCTGAAGATTGGGGGCTTTATTCGTCCCGTGCAGACGCCGCTTCAGATTGGCGTTGCGGTCTACTTGAAGCCAGATCGGTGGCGCGACACTGTCAGCATGACGCTCAATGGCGTGCCGATTTTCGCCCGTGCCTATGAGTATTGCCGCAACTATTGGCCGAATGAGGCCCAGACTGGCACCCCGCAGTTTTATGCCGACTATGACTTCCAGCATTGGCTGCTTGCGCCGACGCCTGACGCGGCCAGCACTCTGGAGATTTTGTATTACGAGCAGCCTGCGTTGTTGGGTGAAGAGTTGCAGACGAATTGGCTGACGGAATATGCGCCTGATTTGTTGCTCTATGCGGCGCTGTTGGAGGCGACGCCATTCTTGAAGAGCGACGAGCGCATTCAGACTTGGCAGGCTTTGTATGACAGGGCGGCTCAGGCCATTAGCGGCGAGGATCTGAAGCGCATCATGGATCGCAGCGCCAACAGGAGTGAAGCCTGATGACTATCTACACCGACGTTTTCGGCGGCGCTAATATCTACCCGAGTGAAATCAGCTACAGCTCAATCGCGCTTTCTGCTGATGTGACGCTCAGTTGGCCGGAAGAGACTTCCACCAATACCAATCTGGCGACCAGGATTATTGATGTCACGCCGGCCTCTTCCGGCTTGAGCATCATCCTGCCGGATGCCAACAAGACTGGCACTGGCAATACGATCCTCTTCAATAACCGAGGCGGGAGCACGTTCACTGTCAAGAATGCCGTCGGCACGCAAGTTGTCACGATTGCGGGCGGCGAGTTGTGGCAGGTTTATGTTGCCAGCAACACGACGGCGGCCGGCACTTGGCGGTCCTTGCAGTATGGCGCGGCGGCGAGTGTCGCGAATGCCTCTGCCTTAGCCGGCAATGGGATTGTCGCGGTTGGCACTCTTCTCAGCCAGTCTGTCCCGGTCACGACGTTCAACAGCAACTACACGTCTGGAACTGCTGACCGCGCCCTCATGTACAATTGGACTGGCGCGGCTGGGGTGTTTACGCTGCCGGATCCTGCAGTGGTGGGCAATAATTGGTTCCTTTACCTGCGCAATTCAGGCACTGGCGCCATTGTGGCGACGCCGCCGGGTATTGTCACGATTGATGGGTCTGCGACGCTCAGTTTCCAGCCGGATGAGTCGGCCATCATTGTTTCGGATGGCACCAACTTCCACACCATTGGATTTGGGCAATCTGCGACTTTCGCGTTTGACTATACTGTCATTAGTGTTGCCGGAACTGGCACCTACACGCTGACAGGGTCTGAGCTCAATCGTATTGCGTACCGATTTGCTGGCGTGTTGACTGGCAATCGGATTGTCGTCGTTCCGGCGACCATTCAGCAGTATTGGGTCGATAACCAGACGACTGGCGCGTTTACGTTTACGATTGCGCCATCTGGCGGTGGCTCTAGCGTCAGCATTGCCCAGGGCTCTCGCTCTATCCTCTATTGCGATGGAACTGACGTTCTTGAGGCCGACACTGCCGGCGTGTCTTTCCCTATTACAATTGCCCAAGGCGGCACGAATGCCACCACGGCAAGTGGCGCACGGATTAACTTGGGCGGCACTTCGACTGGGATTGCGGTCTTTACTGCCGCCGATCAGAATGCCGCCATGAGTGCCTTGGGCGGCACTGCGACTGGCATTGCGGTGTTTACGGCTGCCAGCCAGAGTGCTGGCCGCACTGCCTTGGGTGCGACTACGACGGGCAGTGCGCTGTTTACTGCAGTAGATCAGGCTGCGGCTTGGACTGCCTTGGGTGTCGCCCAGGCCGGCAATATCAATGGCGGCACGTTCTGATGAAGGCAACGACTGTCATCCTCAAGTCTGCGGCGGGCATTAAGCGTGACGGTACGCGCTTTGAGGGCGACAATTATGTTGACGGCCAGTGGGTGCGGTGGCAGCGCGGCTTGCCTCGCAAGATTGGCGGCTATCGTTCTGTTCAAAAATATCTAAGCGAAATCAGCCGCGGCTTTTCCACATTCACCCAGGGTGGGTTTGTTTACTGCCATTCTGGCAGTGAGAATTACCTTGAGCGGTTCACGATTGATGCGAGCTTCAACAGCTCGGTTGTGACTGACAGGACGCCCATCAATGTGGCCGCGACTGCGACGGTGACATTGACTGGCGGCGCTGCTGGGTCTGTGAATATGATCACGGTTGACGGCGTCAACATCATGTCTGGGTCTGTCGCCTTCACGACGAACTTATCGACCACGGCGACTGCAGTTGCGGCCAACATCAATGCCCACACGTCTGTGCCGGAATACACGGCGGCGGCCGTCGGCCCAATCATCACGATCAGTGCGGCGGCTGCGGCTGGGTCGGATCCCAATAGCTACCAAGTGGCGGTCACGACCACCACCATCACAGAGACGCACACTGACATGGCCGGCGGGTCATTTGCCTACACGGCAAGCGCCGACAATGTCTGGATGTTTGACTATCAGTATGAATCGTCTTCAAACCAAAACTACATCCTTGCGCATGCCGCTCCGAATTTGAGTTGCATCTGCAATGACCAGGGTGGCCAGATTTTCTATGGCGATGTTTTGGGGACGAATAAACTGAAGTCCATTTCGCTGCCGGCCGATGCAAATGCCACGGGCGGCATTGTCTCCCTGCACCCGTATTTGTTTTACTACGGCACTGATGGAATTATTGGCTGGTCCAAGCCTGGGGAGCCGACAGAGCTTCGCGATACGGCTGCAGGCGCCGGATTGGCGCGCGTGTGGGGCCAGAAGATCATCAAGGGCCTTCCCTTGCGTGCTGGGTCTGGGAGTGCCCCTGCGGGCATCTTCTGGGCATTTGATGCGGTCATCCGCGCCACCTTCACCGGCGGCGCTTCCATATTCCAGTTTGACGTTGTCGCGACTGACACGTCTATTTTGTCTCCCACCTGCGTCATTGACTATGACGGCGTGTTTTTCTGGTGTGGCGTTGACCGTTTTATGATGTTCAATGGCGTGGTGCGTGAAGTGCCAAACAATATGAATATCAATTACTTCTTCGACGGTCTTAACAAATCACAGCAGAATAAGGTCTTTGCCTTTAAGGTGCCTCGGTATGGCGAGATTTGGTGGTGCTACCCGCGTGGCGATGCCACCGAATGCACGCATGCCGTCATCTACAATGTCCGCGAAAACACTTGGTACGACACTGAGTTGCCGAATGGCGGGCGTTCTGCCGGCCAGTTTGCAAACTCCTTTGCGGCGCCGGTTCTGACGGGCGTCACTCAAAATGTGGACGGCTATAAGGTTTGGGTGCAGGAGCAGTTGACTGACGAGTATGATGGGCCGAACATCTTCCCCATCCAGTCATACTTTGAGACTGCCGACTTGTCGCAGTTGGTTCAGGGCCAGAACGAGTATCTGCGGATCACGACGATTGAGCCTGACTTTGTGCAGCGCGGCGCGATGACTGTGCAAGTTACTGGCCGAGCAAATGCAAGGGCTCCAGAGGTTTACAGCACAATCTTCACGTTCCCTGAGAACCCATCCACGCCACATGAACAGATTGTCATGCTCAAGGAGCAGCGCCGTGAATTACGGGTGCGATTTGAAAGCAATGAAGTCTATGGCGATTATCAGATGGGCCAGATCATTGGCCATATGTCTGTGGGCGACAGGACGGTACTGGGATGAGCATTCGCGTCACTCTCCCTACTGGGCTTGGGTTGCGGGATTGGGCAGATCAGATTGCCTTGGACCTTGATCCTTATGGCACCTTTGGGCGTCTGGACATTGAGGATCAGTGGCAGAATTGGGCCATGCAGTTTCTCAATAATATGACGCTCAAAGAAAATTTCCCAATCCCCTATTATTTTGATAATTGGCGGGAATGGGCTGAGCGTTTTTGTCAGGCGTTGGAGTAGCGATATGGCGACGATCCGCGATCAGATTATGCAGGTAGCTCAGTCTGACCCAAGCTTTTCTCAGGCGATCGACGCCATGGAGAAGGCGGTCATCAATATGCCCGTCACTCCAGAGGATCTGGATGAAATCATCGCCCTCTTGGAGTTTGTGATCCAGAACCCCGACAAGTATGGCGAGGTTCGTCAGGCGGCAATTGAAGACGAAGAAATCGACGAGAATACGCTGCCGCCTCAGTTTGATCCGATTTACATCATTTCGCTTTTGGTTGCGCTGTATGGCCTGCAGGATCGCCTGCAAGAGCAGGGCTATGCCCGTGGTGGCCTGACTGTCGCGGCGCGGCGTGTGCAGGCTGCCGGGCGTGGTGGCGATACAATCCTAGCGCACATAAACCCCCAAGAGGCGGAAATGCTGCGCCGAGCTGGTGGCTCTGGCACAATCAATCCCCAAACTGGCCTGCGCGAATACAAGCCGTTCTGGAAGAAAAAGAATTTTGGTCTAGGATCTAATCTTGGTCCAGTCCTCGCGGCAGCTGCGCCGATTGTTTTAAGCATTGTCGCCCCAGGCATTGGCACGGCGATCGGCACGAGTATCGCAGGCGGCCTTTTCGGGGGCACTGCCATGGCTGGCTTGGTGCCATATATTGCGCCCGCCCTCGGCGGTGCTCTTCTTGGCGCCGGCTCGTCTGCATTGACTGGCGGCAATCTATTGCAGGGCGCCTTGACTGGCGCAATTGGCAGTGGCCTGGGCAATGTTCTTGGCCAGGGCATCAGCTCTGGTTTGGATTTGGGATTGGGTGAAACTGCCTCGAATATTTTGGGCGGCACTATTCTCGGCTCGGGTGCCTCGGCTATTCAAGGCCGTAACCCGTTTAGCGGTGCTCTGCGTGGTGCGTTGGGCGCTGGCATTGGCGCTATCGGCAAAGAATTTGCTGGCGACATTGCTGGCTTTGGTCCTGGCGCCGGCGGCACTGAGGGCATTAAGCGTGGCATTGAGGCGGGCACCTCGGGCTTTGGCACTGGCCTGACTGCCGGGATGGATCCAAAGCAGGCGGCGGCGGCCGGCGTTCTGTCTGGCTTGGCCTCTGGGTTTATCAAGCCATCCCAATCTGTGGTTCAGAATATGAGTGGTGAAGTGCCACTGGCAACGCCTGTGCAACAGCCTGACGGCACGCTAGCGCCGGCGCCGGGTTCTGCTGGCGTGATGCCT